TTCCCGGTGACCCACGGTGGAAAGACCAAGGGATGAAGGAACTCATTCACCGCATCCAGAAGTTCACCCGCCAGTTTGACGAGAGCCGGGGCATCATCGTCATGAGTCCCGTGCAGATTACCAAGGAGTCCTACAAGGAAGCTATGAAGGGGGACTTCAAAGAGGGAATTGGGCACTACACACTGGATGCTATCCGCACATTTTCCGAACTGAAAGACGACATGGATGTCATCCTCACGGTGTGGTCGGACATCGAAATGAAGGCACCGGAACGCAACGAAATTGAAATTGGATGCGTAAAAAAGCGTGTCGGAGCACAACCTTTGGCGCAAATTGCGGTAATATCTCCTTGGACAGGTGCATTCGTCCGTAAGGGTGCCGCCGCCTCGGAACAACGTCCCCTGACCACGGAGTTGAAGCAGGTGATTCAGGAGGTAAGAAACATTGATTCCGAGATGGCTGATACACTTTAGATATATCAAAGTAACATATACTCAAGTTATTGATAGGAGGTTGTTTGGCTAAGTACTCCATCGAAGACTCAGTGCCCCCCATCATGCCCATAAATTGGGCGGATTGGGAGGGGGATTTACACGTTCAAAAGATGCGGAAAGACCGTCAGAAAGAGGCGGAGCTTATCTACTTTCGCCTGCTCCTCAAACAGTGGTATTTGGGCACCTTCCCAACTGATGCTTGGGAGCTAGCGCAACTCATCGGGGTTAGGTACCGGACGCTCACCCAGTGGTTGTACAAGTATGCCCACCTTTTCAGGTGCAACGACTGCAACGGAATCTTGTGGAACCCCAAATGGGGTCATAAGGTTAAGGACCATGTGGCAGTGAAAGGGCAGCGAACTGGCAGTAAGCTGGCACTGGTCCGGCAGTGTCTGGGCAGTTGTCTGGCAGCGAACTGGTACTGTACCTGCACTAAACTGGCAGTGAGCGGGTACAACTTGAAACTCCGAAACTATAGAAAAGACGTAACTTACTCACTTCCGCTCGGGACAACCGAATCTAATATAACCGAACCGAACCGAACCGAAGGGAAGCCGGAACGGCGGGTAGAACCAGAACCAAAACAAGAACCGGAAACGTCTGCCATTCCGGCTTCCCCCGTGGAAGAAGAAAACTGGAAATAGGAGATACATGGCGCAGCAACCGTTTGACCTTAGCAACACGTTCAAAGTTTTAGGGGAAGAGAAACCCGCTCCTCCTGCCTCCTCTTCTCCGGTGAATTCCTCTGCTTCCTCTCCGACGCAGAAATTCTCTCTCTCCGCTAAATGGAAAATATGGGTTGGGGATTGGAATGAGGACGATGATGAACCCATTCCGCAGAGAGAGATTTGGCGGGCTATCCACTGCTTGTTTAACCCCAACTTCAAGGGGTGTGACCAGTGGTACAAAGAGCAAGTTCTGACAGTTGGGTTTGTACGCCGGAACGGGCGGAGGATGGTGGAAGATACACCACCCGACTACAATCCCAAAGACCATCCGTGGGATATCCTGCATGTTCCTCAGCCGGATAAGCACTGCAAAAAGTGTTTGGGTATAGGCTGGAAAGATAGGCGAGACCCCAACAGTCTTGCTACCGATAGAGAGTTTTGTGATTGCTGGAAATAGCAGTATTATTCTATTCCGGGCCTTTGACCGGAACCCAAAAAAATATTTTTCATGACTACTTCAAACCCACTATTGACTTCAATTTCCCCACTCCTCGAAATCCCCATTGGTGCTGTGATTTTTTTGTGCCCGGAGAGGTTTGCAAGTAATTTTGCATTTTCACTACCGGACCCATAAACAGCCGCAAGTATGACCGCAGACGTTCCAAATCCCGACAGAAGGACCGCAGGCTAACTTACAGGAGAGTCCTATGACTTTGAAGAGTGGTGCTGTTACGCCGTTTCAAGAATATATCTATAAAAGTAGGTATGCCCGTTGGCTTCCTGAGAAGAGTCGTCGGGAAGACTGGTCTGAAACCGTTCACAGATACATCGAATTTATATCCAAGAGAATCCCCGCCGACGTTCGAGAAGAAACTTCAAAAGAGTTGGAAAATGCTATACTCAATCTGGAAGTCATGCCCTCCATGCGAGCCATGATGACCGCAGGAAAGGCGCTCGAAAAGGATGAAGTCGCCGCTTATAATTGCAGCTTTTTGGCTATTGATGACCCCCGTGCATTTGACGAAGCGATGTATATCAGTATGTGCGGTGTAGGCTTGGGTTTCTCCGTAGAGCGCCAATATGTAAATCAACTCCCCACCGTCGCCGAAAATTTCTATCCCGTTGAGACCATCATCAAAATTCGTGATTCCAAAATTGGCTGGGCTTCCGGTTTCCGCCAACTCATCGCTTTGCTCTACGGTGGTTCAATCCCGCAATGGGACCTCTCCTCCGTCCGCCCGGCTGGTATGCCGCTCAAGACCTTCGGCGGCAGGGCATCCGGGCCGGGACCGTTAGACCGCCTCTTCAAGTTCACTGTTCAGCTTTTCAAGAATGCAGCTGGGCGCAAGCTCACGTCTCTCGAATGCCACGACCTCATGTGCATGGTAGCCGACATCGTGGTTTCAGGTGGTGTGCGCCGGTCGGCAATGATATCCCTCTCCAATTTATCCGATGACCGGATGCGCAACGCCAAGAACGGTCAGTGGTGGATTGAAAATCCGCAACGGGCCTTAGCCAACAACTCCGCCGTCTACACCGAAAAACCAGAGATGGTCACCTTCATCCGGGAGTGGTTGTCACTTTGTGAGAGCCGGTCCGGGGAGCGGGGCATCTACAACCGGGATGCTGCCGTCAAGAAAGCCAAGTCCGTGGGTCGCCGTAAGTGGGAGGGGATTGAGTTTGGAATCAACCCGTGTGGCGAAATTATACTTAGAAGTAAGGGTCTATGTGTATCAAAACAAACCCCCTTAATTACAAAATTAGGGATTATAAAAATAGGTGAAAATGTTGGAAAGACTGTTTCGGTGTGGAATGGAAAGGGCTGGTCGGACGTTGTTATCCGCCAGACTGGTTCATTACAACAGCTATTGCGTGTTACTTTATCTGATGGTTCTTACTTGGATTGCACCCCTGACCACGGGTTCTCAGTAAAGACTAGATTTCAAAAAAATTGGAAACGGGTGGAAGCTAAAAACTTAATGAAGTATAGCAAATACCCCGTTCAGGTCGAACCTACAAAGATTGTTTCTTCAAAGGATGGAAACTGTATTAATCACGCTTATACCCTTGGTTTTTGCGTTGGTGACGGCAGTAGTAACGGGGATTCTAGTATTGTTACTGCTGACTTATATGGTCGTAAAGACCAGACCCTGCCCCTGGCAGGAAGTCGTGCGAAAGTACGCCGGAAACCGGGGTATAGTGTTGATAGTCAAAGAATCTCCTGCACAAAGTTTGTAGATGTCTCTTTAATGAAAGCCTTGAAAACAGATCATACGGCACTAGATAGGCTGTTCTTGTGGAATAAGAAATCGGTTTTAGAGTTTGTGGCTGGGTGGATGGATGCCGATGGCTCTGAGACTGGAACAGGAGGAGTGCGCTTGTATATATCCGGTGAGCTTCGTGCTCGAAAGATGCAACTTCTTTTGACTAAACAAGGGATACGTTCATTGGTAAATTTGTGTGAGTCGGCAGGAATTAAGACCAACTACGGGGTTCGTAGTGATGATTTGTGGTACCTTCAAATAACAGATTGCTCTAATATCCCCAGTCATAGAGTGAATACAAAGGGTGGGCATATCCCAAGGTTTAAGGGGAAATATCAGATTGTTCGCAGCGTTGTTCCACTGCCGGGACGGCATGATGTTTTCTGTTTCTCCGAACCTGAGAAACATATGGCTCTCTTTGCTAATGTTCTGACATATCAATGCAATCTCACCGAGGTTGTCTGCCGTCCGTCCGACGACGCCGTCAGCCTTGAACGTAAAATATGCCTTGCGGCGATTCTAGGCACCCTACAATCGACGTTAACGGAATTTAGGTACCTGCGTAAGGATTGGCAGCGAAACGCCGAGGAAGAGCGCTTATTGGGCGTTTCACTCTCGGGAATCATGGACAACCGGCTGCTCTCCACCAACAGCAAGGAGCTTGCTCCCCTTCTGGACCACCTCCGTCAACACGCTGTCGCCGTTAACGTGGAGTGGGCAGGGAAGCTGGGCATCACCCCCTCCGTCGCCGTTACCTGTGTCAAGCCGTCCGGCACGGTCAGCCAACTGGTCAACTGCTCGCCAGGCATCCATACGAGGTTTAGCGAATACCTCGTGCGGGCTATCCGGGAAGACCGTAAAAATCCCATTGGGGCATTCCTCAAGGCATGTGGAGTTCCCAATGAGCCAGATGTTACGAAACCCAACGATGTGGATGTGTTCTTCTTCCCCTTGGCTTCCCCCGAGGGGTCTATCACTCGGAACAAGCTGACGGCTATTGAACAGCTTGAACTCTACCTCACTTACCGGCAGCACTGGACCGAACACAACCCCAGTACGACCATCTATGTCCGGGACCACGAGTGGTTGGAAGTGGCTACATGGGTCTACAAGCACTTTGACCAAATCGGCGGGATAGCATTCCTTCCATTCACCAACCACATCTATAAGCAGGCTCCCTACACGGAGGTATCCGAAGTGGAGTATCGGGCGGCTAGTCTTAAGATGCCGGAAATAGACTGGTTAAAGCTTCCTGAATTTGAGAAAGATGACCACACCACGGCGATGAAGGAAGTTGCTTGCTCTGGAAACAGTTGCGATATATAATCCTGTAGTTTTGGTATTTGTGAACTATAGAAACCTTTATCAGAGGGGCCATGAAACAAGTATGTGGAGTTTACTGTATTTCTCTTGTTAATACAGAGCGCAACTATGTCGGGCAAGCCAAAGATGTTTTCAAACGTTGGAGGGAGCATCGGTGGGCTTTATCTAAGGGTGTGAATAAATCCAAAAGATTGCAAAGGGCGTGGAACAAATACGGTTCCGCTGCTTTTCTATTTAGGGTTTTGGAAGAATGTCCGTGCGACCCACTTGTGTTACTTACGAGAGAACAATATTGGATTGATGAACTTCAAGCCCACAAGAAAGGATTTAACTGTTCTCCGGTTGCTGGTTTGTCTACCTTGGGGGTTAAGTTTTCCGCTTCAACTAAGGCTAAGATATCAGAAAAAGCCAAAGGAAGGGTGATATCGGAAGAAACAAGAAGGAAAATTAGTGATGCCTTGAAGGGTCGATTATTTTCCTCAGAGCATAGGGCTCGATTATCGAAGGTAAGTACTCAAAGAATGCTTACCTCTCCTGATAGATTTATTATCGGAAAGTGGTCTCACAACCACCCTCGTTTTGGAAAGGACAACTCGTTTTATGGTAAGCATCACTCGGATGATGTAAAATTAATAATGTCAGAAAAACATCAAGGGAAAACAGCCTCTTCTGAGCTTTGTGCTTTACGCTCTAAAAATGCAACTGGGAAAAACAACCCCATGTTTGGAAGAAAACATTCAGAAGAGACTAAGGAAAAAATTAGGCAAGCCCGAATTTTACGGGTTACGAGTATTGTAAGACAGGAAAGCTGATTATTAAAGGATACACATGGAAACAATTCTTAAGTTCGTTCTGACTTTCGTGGATGGTACTACGGAGGTGCAGGAGTTGCCCGTCCCATCTGAACATGCTGAGGCTCTCGCCATGCAGGCGATTGTGCAGTATGCCAGTGTGGGTCTCCTCAAGAAGTTGGAGAAGGAGAATAAATTTGTGCTCATTGCGGCGAGTCAAATCGCCATGGTAGAGGTGGAGCTTCCTAAAGTCACCCTTGCCACAAGCCTTGATGCCAAAATAGCGGGGAACGCTGCCGATAATATCCGTAAAATCACCCTCGGCTAAGCCCCGTAGTAGAGTCCCCTATCGTACCCCGCCCCCCGATGGACGCTGCCGGAAATTAAAATTCCTTCGGCGTCCATCCCGCACGTGGTATACTGAGAGTGAAGGATTTTATGCGACAGGCGGAGTGTAACTGCCGGTATCCGGGGCCATGCTTCCCCCGCTCTAAGGATGAAGCTGTGGTGGACATTCAAAAAGTTGGACAGGATGGCACTGCCATACTTCTTCTGCATCACATCAAAGCAGGACCTTTCCCCATTCACAACATCCGCAGTGTTAAGACCAACCTGATTTTTTTTCTCAAAAGCAATCAGCAGAGGCACCGTAATTTGCGGGTTCTGAATCGGGGTCCAGCGAAGTATTACTCTTAGGTGAGTCTATGGTCGTGGAATTGCGTCAAATCGCACTGTACCCCGAATCGGGGAAGCTGTGTCGGCTCCCGTACCCCGGTCATCCGAAGGGCTGTCCATGTTACGGACATAAAGTAGGGTGCCCCCCTGAGTGCGTCCGGTTTGTTGATAAGATAGATACCTCCCAACCCGTTTACGCTATAATCAATGAATTCGACTTAGCAAACCATATGCGAAGGATGAAGTTGCGTCATCCGCAGTGGTCGGAACGGCAACTTCGGTGTTGCCTGTACTGGCAGACCGGGCCACGCAAGAAGCTCGCTGCCAAGGTTACGGCGTTTCTCGTGGAGCATGAGGATTATGTCGCTGATTTCTGTCCCGAGGCGGAGGGGGTGAATGTCACTCAGACTCTCCGATTATCTGGTATTAACTTAGAGTGGCCTCCGAGGAAAATAGCTCGGCAAGTCGCCTTCGTCGGCGTCCCAAAGGAGAAATAATGTCTTGTGTAGCAGCCGTGGTTGAAAAAGGAAAGGTTTGGATGGGCGCTGATTCTGCGGCCTCTGATGGTGAGGATATGGTGACTCTCACCAACAGGAAGGCATTCTTTAACGGACCCTACTTGATTGGAGCGGTGGGGTCGATGCGTATGACACAGCTTCTCCAATACAAGCTGGAACCCCCTGCTTACACGGACCCCAAGGTTCCCCTGATAAAGTTCATGGCAACCGAGTTTATTGAGGCGGTGCGCCGGACGTTCAATGTGGGCGGCTTCATGGCACAGCAGGATGAGCACAGCAGCACCGGGATATTTCTCGTGGCCTTTAGGGGACACATCTTCCGCTTCGAGGGAGACTTTCAGGTGTTTGAGAGGGTGGACGGCTTTGAGGCAATCGGCTGTGGAAGTCCTTACGCTCTTGGGGCGCTTAGCGTCACCCCTGACGACCCTGCTAAGCCCCGGCTGGAGAAAGCACTTATGGCGGCGACATATTTCAGCGCCCATGTGCGCAAGCCCCACCTGATACTGAATGAGGATGGCAAGGAAAATTGTTAAGGCAAATTATTTCCTTTAAAATCTTGAAATCTGTGGTATAATGTAAGTGGAAGGATTTGATTATGAAAAAATTTGTTGGCACTTATCGTGACCGTAGGGTTAAGATTGAGGCCATTAGTGCCGGGAAGGCCATCCTTACTGTCAGTAAGATTTTCGGTGTGAAGCCAACCAAGGTCAGCGTTCGTCAAATTTAAGTTTTGATGTTTTTGAACTACCGACAGTATTATATAGAAGCGAGATGAACATGAAAACGGTCATCACAAACCCGGTTGACACGATAGAAGCGGTCGCCGCAGTGTGTGAGGGAGGCGATACCTCGCCTTCGGGAGGGCTTGGATAGAAAATCCAAGCAAGGACCCCCGAAGGCGCTCGAAAGAGCGCCTTTTGTGTTTTAAGGAGACTTTTTACTCCGGTGAGTCGAGCGGCTAAGACACCTGCCTTACAAGCAGGTAAACTCGTGGGTTCGAGTCCCACCCGGAGTACCAAAATTAAATATGCCCCGGTAGCTTAGTGGCTTCAAAGCGCCACCTTCACACGATGGAGAACACAGGTTTGAGTCCTGTTCGGGGCACCAAGTTCTGGTTGACAGTAATGTCTACCAGATGTCAACGTATACGGCTAATCCGGCTGACGACCGGTGTTATCGGCGACTTACGTTAAGAGCCGCCCTGTTTTAAGCCTTGTGGCGGGTAACCGCAGCGGTCATAGACGACTGTAAATAGAAGGGCATCCAAGGCTGGCCTCTCCCGTTCGATTTGGGATACTGTGCTCATGGGTATGGTAAGCCAGCCCACAAGGCGAAAGATTTGCAGGGGTAGCACAATGGCAGTGCGGGACGTTGCCAACGTTCATACGGGAGTTCGATTCTCCTCCTCTGCTCCAAGTTTGTGGGGCCATCGTCTAATGGGAGGACTTCTGCCTTGCACGCAGAAAACCGGGGTTCGACCCCCCGTGGTTCCACCAAAGTTTAGGCATACTTAGACATCCCTCGGGATTGTCTTCCGTTGCCTTTATTTCGACCACAGAAAGTTGGAGTCTGGCTGTTGCAGTTTGGACAAGTTAAGCGGACGTTGTCTGGTTTACAGTTTCCAGCATCTCCATCAATGTGGTCTACGACTGGAATAAGGGGTTTGTTGCACCAAACGAGCAGCATACCGCAGATTTCACAGTTATTTCCTCTTTTTGAGATGAGGATTTTGCGGATGGTTTTTCGGTGCTTGACTCCCCCTAGTTCAAACTGTTCTAGGGCCTTTGCATGGAGGTAGTGCCCACGTCCTTTCGGTTCTGGTTTCGGTTTTTTTGGTCTCTTTGCGTTGCTTGCTTTTGCCGAACAAGAACTGGAGCAATATGTGTTATCAAACCGTTTGTTGTAGGGGATGGATGCTTCGCATACGGGGCAACGTTTAGGGCTGAGCATGTATTTAGCTTCATTTTTAGCAGTCCGGCTCTTGTTGCTGCATGCTAGCGAACAATAGATGTGGTTTGCTGGTGTATTACAGACTGGGCATTGATTCATAGTTGTTTTTTGGGCGGGATTGATGTCAATGGTAGCATGCCACGCTTCCAACGTGGTCGTACCGATTCGACTTCGGTATCCCGCTCCAACCTCCTATAAAAGGAGGTCGAAAGTCGGTTTTCGCTAAAGTTTAGGCGGGTATGGTATATTGGGTGTGCCCAACCTTCCCAAGGTTGTGAAACGGATTCGATTCCCATGTCCCGCTCCAAGATTGTAGTCACTCTAAGGGCTGTCGAAGCTGACGAGTGGCGAGGTTCTACCAGCAGGGTCCCTCAGTAAGGGGGACTGTGGTGGTTCCCCTGAAAAGGGACCCCGAGCAGTAGAACCTGCGGATGACTAGCTTAACCAGCCGGTTGTCCCGAATTTTGCGGGTGTAGCTTAATCAGAGCGGTGGTCCACCAGACCACGCCGTGTCCGGGCTTGATATCAAGTCAGGCATGTTGTACCGGCTGAACGCCGGTCGCCCGCTCCAGTTTGTGGGCCTGTAGCTCAGCGGGAGAGCGCTTGCTCGACAAGCAAGAGGTGGTAGGCTCGACCCCTACCGGGCGCACCAAAGTTTGGGACCGGAGCTTAAGCAGAACCTTCTGCCATCGGAAGAGCGTAGTGTTTACAACACTTGGGGGTGGGAATCCCTCCGGCTCCACCAAGAACGACGCTGGGTTCGTGCTCCAGAAGTGGGTGACACGACGCCAAGGAGAGGGGTTAACAGCCCGGAGAGTAGGACCAGCGTCATCAAGTTTTGGGTACGTCGCCTAATGGGATGGCACTTCCCTCGCACGGAAGAACGATTGCGGGTTCGACTCCCGCCGTATCCACCAAGTTTTTGAAAGTATATAGTCCATCCTTAGCGATGAAGTGTTCATCTTCATGGCAGGTGGGGCAAAGGATTTCAAGGTTTTCAGGTTTGTTGTTTTTTCGATTGCGGTCTATATGGTGAACCCGCAGAACTGGGGTAAAGCGGGCGTATCCACAACGATTGCATTTTTTTGGATGATGTTTGAATGCAATTTCTCGATACGCCGCTCCACCGTTAGTGTAATGGTCTGGTCTCATATCATGAAATGCCTCACCGGATAGGATAGACTGAGCGTGGTCTTTACATGCCCGTGAGCAAAAAAGCAGACCAGATTTTGATGCTTTAATTTGAGCGGGGCGTTTTTCAAAGCTAGTAAAGCAAAATGAGCATTTTACAGTAACTCTTGTTCTACTAGCAACCCCCGAGCACTCTCTTGAGCAGTATTGACCATTAGAGTGTTTGGGTAAGTAAAAAGGCCTTTTGCATGTGGGAAGTGTACAGTAATGAAGAAACAGCCTTCTTGGCTTCCCATCGTAGAGTGTAGATATTATTGATTCTTCGGGTGGATTTGATATGTCAGTATGCAAGTGTGATTACCTCCACCTATGTATTTGATAGTTGATTTTCACGGCCTGTTCGTCTATCGGCAGGACAGCAGATTCTCAATCTGTAAAGAGGGGTTCGATTCCCCTACGGGCTACCAAATTCATGGGGTCGTAGACAAGTGGCTTAAGTCGCCAGATTCTCAATCTGGAAACCGTGGGTTCAAATCCCATCGGCCCTGCCAAGTGGAGATGTTGTGGCAACGTTGACGCTGGACATAAACGAGGAAGCGAAGTTCAAGGCTTGGGAGAAAGAGCACAAGAAAAAGTGCAAACTCCGGCCCGGTACGTGTGGTGACCTTTACAGCTTCAACATCTGCCCAAGTGGTATTGGGGATTTTATCAGTGTTCACTGCCCGTGTGGAGCACAAGCAGACCTGACGGGAAGTTTGTAAAAGGCAAGACCATGAGCCTATGGATAACATCATTCACAAACTGCTGGTATACGAGCCAATTCGTATATTTGATGAGTTTAGCCACTGGATTGTGGTAGGATGGATGATTCTCCATACGTTGAGTTGGGCGATAGTGGAAGGATGCCGACTCTACTGGTCAACGAAAATAAAGATTAGGCGCATTTTCATACAAGATGTCGCCGAAGAGTAACGCACCTGTCGCCAAGTGGAAAGGCATAATTTGAACTACCAACCCCCTTTATAGGGGTTATGATGCTTATTTGCAAAAATTGCGGTGGGTATATTCCATCAAGGGTAAATGTTGATGGGAAAATAAAAAAGCTGAACGGTCGCAGGTATTGTTTATCCTGTAGCCCATTTAAGGGAAAGAAATTTAATTATGAAACTGACCGGGATGAGAATAGAAATTTCCACTGCCGCTTATGTGGTCAGAACACCGGTCCTCGCAGGCGTATGTGTAATACCTGTGTATCCCGCATTAGACGTTTTCGAGCTAAACGTACAGCCGTAAAGTGGCTTGGAGGAAAATGCAATCGGTGTGGATGGGTCGGAGACATTGCGGCTTTTGAGTTTCACCACCCCGGAGACAACAAAGAGTTCGATATTGGTACGGTTAGTAACAGAGCATGGGCAACGATAGTCAAAGAATTAAAAAAATGTGAATTACTCTGTTCCAACTGTCATCGTACCGAACATCATGGCATCCGTGATGAGAATTTCTTAAAAATAGCGGATGAATATGGTGGAAAAATTTATGTTTAGTGACTCGGATTCCGAATGGTTAGGAGGCGGTCTGCAAAACCGTTTAAGTGGGTTCGATTCCCATCCGGGTCTCCAGTTTAAGCACGGGTACCCAAGCGGCTTAAGGGACAGGTCCGCAAAACCTGCATTCATAGGTTCAAATCCTATCCCGTGCTCCAAGTGAGGTCATGGCTACCATTGACCACGTAGTGGGTGCGGGCAAAATGATGAGGCTGCTGCCCGCCTTTGTACTCCCAAACGTGGATACTTCGCAGCCTCAAACTTTATACCGTGGAAGACAAAGTCGTCGAGTCCTCTGGCTTTCAACCAGAGCATTAGCGGGTCCGAGTCCCGTCCACGGTACCAACTCTGGGGGATAGCACCGACGTGCAGGCAGGTCCTATAAACCTGTAGTTGCGGCTGATTACCGTGCTCGGCGGGGATTGACACCCCGGTCCCCTACCATTTTTTAAGAATCTCAGTATTAGTCCTTGGGAGCATATGATGAAAAAGGAAAAAATCAGGGATTACGAGGTTCAGGCAAAACTCACACTCTACACCAGTACCACTGTTTCGGCCCGGTCTTTAGAGGAAGCGACTGAAAAGTCAAAAAACCTTAAGGAGCAGGATTTCGTAGACTTCAACGGTGATTACATCGATGGTAATATGCGGATTACCGGAGTCTATGAGTCTGGGTTTGAACTATAAGTAATGTGACGGTTTGGGACACTCCGGTGGTTACATAAGGGACATGCCTTAGGGCACTACGCTCACACTGGGTAGCATATATGCGGTGTCCCGTTTAATGTGGGGGCGTTCTGGTTTCGACGGGAGCGCTCATTGCAGGAAGGCACGCCGGGAGGTTACCCTGCCCGTAACAAGGGTTAACAACGCAATTGCCACAGCGCAATATGCATTTGCTTAATCGCTAGATTAGGCACGCTTGCTCTGCTTTAGCCTGTCGGGTAGAGGCCAAGCGCCGATAGAGAGGCTGCGACCGGGGATGCAGCCGATATCCGGCGAGATAAAGGCTTGCACCGTGGTTCTGATATGCCTGTTTCAGCAGAGTCATGGCAAAGAGCAGTACGAAGCAGGATAAGCGTGTAGTCTTCTTGTTGTGACACTTTTCGGACCTGGGTTCAAATCCCAGCGCCTCCACCAAAAAATTTATGGCTTCCGCCAAATGTTCCAAATGCAAGCATCGTAAATACAAAAAGCCCTGCACCGTAAGGGTCAAGGTCAAGGGGTGGATGAAGAGTATCCCGCCCGGATGGCAACAGGATTATGAACCCTGCGGGTGCAAGGAGACGGTGTGAGTAATTGCGACCGCTGATATCCATTATGAGTTGCCACGCTCACCGTCGCTGGCAGCAGCAACTCAGGGAAACATGGTTGAGAGAGTGCCCGGTTGATTATCGGTTTTTCTTGGGTAGTCCCAAATTGGAAAATGCTGATGATGATGAGGTTTCGCTGAATGTTTCTGACACATACGGAGACCTCTCATCCAAGGTCCAAGCTGCATATCAATGGGTGATAATGTACAGCTATGACCACGTTTTTAAGTGTGATGTTGATACCTATGTTTGCACCCCTCGGTTACTCCGGTCGGGGTTTGAGCGGCATGACCATATAGGACAACGGGGTGTGGGGGAAAATAACCAACCCTACGGAGGCTCCGGGTACTGGCTCAGTAGGAAAGCGTTAGAGTTTCTTGCGTCAGCGCCCTGCTTAAAGGACACCCGTTGCTACAACGATGAGGATTGGTGGGTATGGGCAACGCTGTCATTTAATAGCGTTTGTCCCACAGAGCACGATGGTCGTTACAGTATGACGGAGGGAAGGGTCCCTCTCCCGGAAAACGACATCATCACTTACCACCCACACACACTTACCACCGAAGAACGTTTCATGGGCATTCAAATGGTCCACGAAAAGGCCAAGGAGATTAGATGAATTTGGTAGCACTATGTAGTGTGAGATGTAGTGTGAGATGTAAGGTGACGGCGTGAGCATCGGGAGCATGAGTTACTATCTTACTTTGAAGGCCCTTGACCCGGATGGGTCGAAGGGAATCTTCGCTCCTAATAATCCCAAGTTTGGAAAAGGTTTGTGGACTGGACAACTGCTGCCCCGCAAGGGGGAGAGGAAAGTCGGAGCTACACAGAGCACCGTGCGGGGTAACGCCCCGGCGCAGTAGCAATACTGCGACAATTAGAGCAACAGAGACGAGCCGGTTAAGTCCGGGTGAAACGGGCAATCTTCACGGGGAGCAATCTCGAATAGGAGGGGATGAACCTGCTCGGTTCGCTATAACCCTCGGGTTGAGAGCTTGACCCCCCTAGTAATAGGGGGGGCTAGATTGATGGTTGTCGCCTCGCAAGAGGAACAAAACTCCGCTTATAAGTCCACAAATAATTTAGTGATTTGACTACGGCAACCTTATTAGAGAGATTGCCATGAAACAAAGTAAGTCACAAAAGCGGTTGAATGCGGACTATACAAGACAGTTAGGTATGAGTCCGGGGTCAGCTACCCATAAGCTTACTCGAAACCTTCTTTTTAGGTACATCCAACAAAACCACGATGATGTTTGTTATCGCTGTGGTTCAAAGATTGAGACGTTAGCATCTTTTAGCATTGAACACAAAGAGCCTTGGCGTAATTCGGACCCGAATCTGTTTTGGGATTTAGAAAATATTTCGTTTGCCCATAAAAAATGCAATATTCAGGCAGCCCAACACATCGGAAAAAGAGTAATAGGTCCACCGGGAACAAGCTGGTGCTCAAATCACAAAATGTTTTTTCCTGTTGATAGGTTTTATAAAAACCGGTCAATGTGGAATGGGTTACACCGTCAGTGTAAAGAGTGTCATAAAAATTGGAAGAAGGCTTATAGGTCCACAAAATTTTCAGTATTATAGCTTGGTGCGTGATGCGAATCAGCGCTGCTTGACCACGGATTTACTCAGCAATGGGAGCCGAGCTAGTAACTCTTTTACCGGGGGCCGCAAGAAGAGTGCGGATAGTCGGCTCACTTCCAATTCCGCCGACGATAAAGATTGTAGGATGGTGAACAAGGCTACCCTATCGGGTCGAACCTTACTTTAGTTAGTAGTTGTGATTGGTCGTTTGTGGTCGCTGTTGTTGCGATTATTGATTAGGACCCACGACGCTGACTTGTTGGTCCCCGTCCAAATTCAAGGAGGCATATGAAATCCGATTCCGCATTTATCGCCGTAGTTTTAGACCGTTCCGGTTCCATGAGCATCGTCAAGGATGCGACCATCGACGGCTTCAACGAGTTCATCAATGGGCAGAAGCAGCAGCCCGGAGAAGCCCATCTCCTGTTGGTCCAATTCGACTCCATTGACCCCCATGAAATCGTTATCGACGCACCTTTGACGGACGTTCCAAATCTGACCAAGGACACCTTCTCCCCACGGGAGAACACTCCCCTGCATGACGCCATGGGGTGGACGATTATCGAGGTTGGCGAGCGGCTGGAAAAGATGCCGGAAGAGGAGCGCCCGGAGAAGGTCATCATCGTCATCCTCACGGATGGTCATGAGAACGCCAGCAAGGAATTCACGAAGGAAAATGTGGCGAACATGGTGAAGCACCAGACAGAGAAGTACAACTGGACCTTCATCTTCTTGGGAGCCAATCAGAACGCCGTTCTGACCGCCAAGGGATTCAACATTTCGGCGGATACTTCCATGAGCTACAACAACAACCCCTCCTCCACTCAGGAGGTATACCTTGCCGTAAGCGCCAACACCAGCGCCGTCCGGCGTGGTCTCAAGGCGTCGTTCACTTCCGCCCAACGGAAGGCGGCAAAACAGTAGCCTGTTTGTATAGACAGGCTACCGAATCCTTATATATGCGGGTGTAGTTCAGTCCGGTAGAACGCCAGCTTCCCAAGCTGGATGTCGTGGGTTCAAATCCCATCGCCCGCTCCAATATGCGTCACGTGGATACAATCCCCGACTGCCTCCTGCCTTTCATGACGCAAGAAAATTTCAATCTACTCGAAGCTACCCCGTGGTCAACCATTTTAGAGGAACGTAAGAGGCTCGCCGACGCTGGCAACTGGTATAGGCTGCAAGCAATAAACACCTACGTTTTTCAATATTATAAGGACGGGAATAGACATTAGATTTTAAGTATTTGGTATATGGAACCCCTAGTGGGGGGCAATATGCCAAATATAGATTGGATTGGTAGGGAATTTGGGCTTTGGAGAGTCTTATCCCAAGGTAAGCGGGATGGGTATTTGCTGTGCTTGTGTCAAGGATGTAATAATCAAAAAGAGGTTGGGAAACAGACTCTCAAGAGAGGGACATCTACAAAATGCTTACAATGTAGGTACCGTAGCCAAAGGGGAAAACAATACCCTTGGGGTCCTCCGCAGTCTTCTCTCTCTGTAGAGGAGATTTTTGTTAATAGACTCTTCTATCGGTACCGTCAACATGCAGAAGAACGGGGCCTTGAGTGGAAACTCACGAGAGAGGAGTTCTCCTCTATCATAAAGCGGGATTGTTACTGGGGCGGCTGTGCTCCGAAGATGAGGTTTATGCGCAAACACAAAAAGGATGTCAAGAGGGGTCGGGATGTTGGGATGATTGCAAATGGTATTGACAGGTTGGACAACTCACTGGGGTATACTTTGGACAACACGGTTCCATGTTGCAAGGAGCATAATACCATGAAGTCTTCTCTCCCCGCCAATAGGTTCTTGGAATTAGTGAAGTCAGTATACATGCTTCATTGCAGGGGGGTTGATGAAAGCTCAGCTTTTGAGTGATATCCATTCTGAATTTTATAAAAATCCCCTTGAGTTCCTAGACTCCTTGGAGTTTTCTCCTAACCTTGATTTCCTTTTACTTCCCGGAGACCTCGTGGTACCCTGCTCACAAGGTAAGGAAAAGACCAAACGGGTTGTAGATTACTTTGCTAGGAAGGCTCGCCACTGCATTTTTACTTGCGGAAACCATTGCTATTATTATGGTACTAAAGAAGCTGCCGAGGGAATCCTTATTTCCGTAATGCCTTCAAATTTCCACTGGTTAAGGAATTCTGTCGAGACGGTTGACGGAATTGGGTTTTTCGGTGGAGCAATGTGGTTTCCTGATGCCCCCCATAATAAGATGTATGAAGACCAATTAAGCGATTTTCTTGTTATTAGGGGATTTAAGGACTGGGTATACGAGGAAAATCATAAATTTATAGAAGCGGGCAAAAAATATATCACTGACAAGACCATTGTCCTTACCCATCACGTTCCCGCCTATAGTGTAGTTGCTCCAGTCTTTCAAGGCGATAATCTAAACCGATTTTTTGTTTGTGATATGACTCACCTTATTTTAAAGAGAAAGCCGCCCCTATGGGTTTATGGGCATACCCACCTCCCCGGAAATAGAATGATGGGGGAAACAAGGATTGTAGCAAACCCGTATGGATATCCTTTAGAAAGGAAAAATTTAGGGCCGTATCCTCCCGTTGTTTTTGAAATCTAGCGAAGCAGTATTATTACTCATGAACCCCGCCGTTGTAGCCGCCATCATCAAAAAATACGGAACTCACCTTGCCGGGGGTGAGTACGAGATTTTTGTTTCCCTCGCCGACGTGCAATCCATTCCGGTCGGCTCCGGGATGCGTGAGTACCAAGAACGGCCGCCGCAACGGGGTCGTCCTCCGCTTGTTTCAACGCCCGCAGGTTATCGACATCACCGCCACGGTGACCGACCTTGAAGGTAACCCCATCGTGAAAGCTCCCCCCGCTCCCCCGCCTGAACCGCCTCCTACCCCGGCCCCCGAGCCATTGTCAAAAGACCCAATCTTTCAGACACTTGTAGATGTTGCCTCCTCCGCTACTCCCCCACCCCAAGCCTAACCAGTAAGTTCCGTCTTTTCAGATTCTATTTAGAGGGAAAACTATGCGCAACCCACTGTTGTGTCCAAAGACGGCTATCTTGACTTCACCCAGTTATCTGGAGTCTCTCTATTCCCTCCTTTCGGGTGACCAAAGAAATGACCGGTCCGCTTATCTCGAAGCCCGTCAGCATCTTGGCTCCGCCATCAACACCGTATCGGCAAAGATTCCCCCCAAGAGTCGGTTGACCAGAGATATCCGCTTTGCTCGCTGGGATATGGAGACCGCTAACGCCTTCGCCAAATCGGGAGATTGGGGCGCAGCAGCAGATAGCCAGCTACACGCTGTCTGGAAACTCCAGAACGTCGTAGCGGCCCTCCAGCGCAGCAAAAAGGCATACGGGTATGATGTTTGTCTTACCGCTGACTCTCAACTTCCGCTGCTGGACGGAACAGAAATAGCCATAGTTGACCTTCTAGGAAAGGACCATTTCTGGGTTTATTCAATAAACGAGAAGGGAATGCTTAGACCCGGATACGGGCATGACGCCCGACTGGTTGAAAAAGATGCCCCCCTACTAGAAGTAAGGTTGGACAACGGTAAAACTATAAGGTGTACCTTTACCGAGAGATTTATGCTAAGAGGGGGAGGATACAAACGGGCAGCAGAACTTATCCCCGGAGATTCCTTGATGCCTCTCTACAGAGACTTGGCTCCGATTGCTTTTGAGGGTAATGAATATGAAAGGACATACGAGCCGGGTAGAGAATCGTGGAAGTTTACCCATCGTTTTGCGGAAGCTAGATGTCCAAAGGGGTATGTAAGACATCATAAAGATTTGAATCGCTTCAACAATTCCCCTGACAATCTCGCTGTTATAACTTGGGAAGAACATCAGAAATTGCATCAAGAGTTGGGAGTTCCAGTTACAGATAAAGGGCGGACGGCACGTAGCCGTAACATGTCCAAAATTAACTCTGACCGCAAGGGGAAACCACGTCCTTGGGCACACTTTCCTCATCCGTGGGTGAATAAAGAAGAAAAGGCCAATATTTTGGTGAAATACAGGGAGTTGTTGGGGGAAGAGGGGTTTGTTGTTGCCCAGAAGCACAGAAGTCAACTAGCTACCCACAAACGCTGGCACACAGACCGCCAGATAGTCTCTGCCACTTGTTTGCTTTGTGCCTCCGTTAATCATAAGGTGGTATCAGTCGCATCTGCTGGTACTGCTGATGTATATGATTTTATTGTTGATAAGTATCATAATTTCGCTTTGAGTGCCGGGGTTTTTGTACATAACAGTGGGCAAACACAGGGAGAAATTTTCAACGGCTCGGAGGCAATTGCCAACCGGGAAAACCAGAAGAATATTGACGACACGGCACAGCCGTTTGAGCAGCACCAGAATGTTAAAAATCCACTAAATCTAACAAGGGACTGGGAGGCGGAGAACGACTACCCCTCGCTCGCTGAAAAGAAGAGCAAGCGGATTCACTGGCCTCCCCGACTGAGATAATGCCAGCTATCAGAGTCATAGACCCGGTCAACCCCAACTCCGTTTTCACTATCGACGGCATCCTCGTCACGTATGTGAAGCCGTGGAATAATACCATCACCTATCAGTTTGGCAACGCCCTCACCTACAACGGCTCCTCGTGGATTTCGCTCCAGAACAACAACCGGGGCAACACCCCCTTCGTCGGCTCCACGTGGTGGGGTCTCATTGCCCAGAGTGTGACCGGCACGACCGGCCCTACGGGGCCGCTCGGTGCCACAGGACCGGGAAACTTTACAGGGTATACCGGCTACAGCGGCCCCAGCGGTTTCACGGGTTACACTGGTCCGGGCAATTTTACAGGATATTCGGGTCCGACCGGTTACACTGGAGATTCTGGGCCGACCGGACCTACCGGACCCGGCATAACCGGATATACAGGAACGACCGGACCTACTGGGCCGGGTAATTTTACCGGTTTCACGGGCTATACGGGGGACAGCGGCCCCACGGGTCCCGGCAACTTTACCGGATATTCGGGGTATACAGGACCGATTGGGCCAGCTGGGTATACCGGCTATACCGGTCCTGAAAGCACGGGGTACACAGGCTTTACAGGAGCCAGTGGATTCACCGGACCCACCGGACCGGGGAACTTCACGGGTTACACCGGCTACACGGGAACGAGCGGCTACACAGGTCCAACTGGACCCGGAAATTCCACAGGTTATACGGGATATTCGGGGGCTACAGGGCCTACCGGACCGGGCAATTTTACTGGGTCTACAGGCTACAGCGGATATACGGGAGCGACCGGTCCGGGCAATTTTACAGGTTACACAGGATACACGGGTTATACCGGAGTAACTGGTTACACTGGACCCAGTGTCACCGGATATACGGGCTATTCAGGATACACAGGTTACACAGGACCCGGTAATTTTACGGGTTACTCAGGTTACACCGGCTACACGGGACCGATTGGTTATACGGGTTACACAGGCTATACGGGACCTTCATCGGGAGCCATTGTTTTTGTTATTGACGGCAGAGGTTCGGTGCCTGCCACAGGGTCGTATGGGTATGTTCAAGTTCCCTACAACGCAACCATCACAGGTTGGACATTGCTCGCCAACGCCTCGGGCACAGCACAGATTACCATCAAGAAATGTACTTATGCAAGCTTCCCCACGACCGCCAGTATTGTAGCGTCTGCTCCTCCCAACTTAAGTGGGCCACAGCAGAATAATACCAGCACTGCGGTAGATACGTGGACAAGGACCCTGACGCTGGGGGATGTTTTAGAGTTTAACCTTGACGCCGCCGCAACCGTCAACCGACTGGCGCTGATGCTGGATATTACGAGGAGCTAATGGCGAACACGCTCATTTGCGGGTTCGAGATGGGGAGCACCAACGAAGGTCTTCCAAGTGGTGGAACTGCGACGGTTGAAGTCATTGCCGCCGCCCGCCGCACGGGAAACTATGGTCTGCATGTGAAAGCGGCAGCGGGTCAGACCGGATATTTGTACTTCTACCAAGAAACCGCTGTTGGTGTTTATGCTCAGTTTGTTCAGAGCTACCGATTTTACTTTCAGCTTTTGCACCTCCCCGGCACTACCGTTGTGTTTGCTCAGGTATATAACAGCGCAAACACCCAATCATATATTGGCATCAACCCAAGCGGCACCCTATATTGTCAAACGACTACAGGTAACACATCTGCCAACAGCACTCAGGCTCTTACGGTAGATGGCTTGTGGCATCTTATTTCTCTCAACGTTGGCTATAATGCGGGTGCAGGAGCGCAACTCTATGTGGACGGGGTTTTATGGGCTTCTATTGCCACGGGAACCCCTAATCCAACTTACAATACAGAATTCTCAGTAGGGCTTCAAGGCACAGACACTAACGGAGGTTTTGAAGCCTACTATGACGACATTCTGGTGGACAATGGTTCTGTGACCTTGGGGCCGGGCGGTGCGGTCTTGCTGCCACCGATTGCTGACTCCTCCGTGGGTACTTGGACAGCGGGGGCAGGCGGGGCAACCAATCTCTATAACGCCCTCAAGACCTCGCCGCCTGCGGGGCTTGCTGATGCCTCGGCCACCAACACCAGTCAAATTCACAATTCAAACGCCACGGGCAATCAGGATTACAAAGCGCAGTGTATGTCCTACCGAGCCGCAGGCGTAGCCTCCAACGCTACGATAAATGCCGTCATGGCTGTGGTGAATGATGGTACACCGACGACCTCTGCCCGTGCTGGTGGAGTGTGGATAGACTCGAACCCTGCACAAAGTGCAGGTGGGCAAAGCTTCGAGTATGGCTATAGTGGGGGATTGGGGGCAATTGGAACTTTCCCTACGGGATGGAATACGCATTACGGGCCGTGCATCCAATCCCCTAGTGTCACGCTTTCCACTGCTCCTGTTGTTGCGGTTCGTAAGACCGATGCGAATGCTCAGGTGGTTGACGTGGACTTTCTCGGCATCTACGTCGATTTCCAGAATGGCCCGTCGCAGCATGTGGTGATTTCGGGCTTGGAGATGGGGTCGCTATACGAAGCAAACTCCTACAGTGGGTCAGGAACCATTGAAGTCATACCCGCCGCTAAACGTACAGGCAATTATGGACTTCATGCTAAGGCTGCGGCAGGACAGACACCCTACATCACTTTTACATCCCTCGATGGAAACGGGTCAAATATCATCCAGTTGGGGAGTGCCCGCTTCTATATGAAGCTATTAAGTCTTCCCGGCACGACTCTTGCTATGTTTGGTGAATTCGGAAATATTAATAGCTGGATTATTGGTATCAATCCCACTGGAACGATTTTCGCTGGCTCATCGGCTGGAGGGGTATCGCCCAATAGCACTAATGCTCTCTCCGTAGACGGCCTCTGGCATTGTATCGCTGCTAATGTAGGCTATAACAACGGTCAGGGAATCCAACTCTACGTCGATGGGGTTCTGTGGACTAGCAAAAACACCTTTCCTTTTCTCAGTGGGTTATACAACCTTTGTTTAGGGTGTAGGACTGTTGACACCGTAGGCGGTTTTGAAGCTTATTTTGATGATTTACTTGTAGACAATGGGTCAGTCTTACTTGGTTTTGGGCAATCGGTTCTGCTTCTTCCTACGGCAGACTCCGCTATCGGTTCATGGACTACGGGTAATGGGGGAACGTCAAACTTATTCAATGCGGTCAAAACCATCCCTCCTGTGGGTGTGGCTGATGCTAGTGCTACCAATACCAGTCAAATTCACAATGTCAACGCTTCCGGTAACCAAGACTACAAAGCTACTTGTCAGACTTATTCTTCTGTGGGAATAGACGGCAGTTGTATCATCAATGGAGTTATGGGATTGACAAACTGGGGGGCGGGGGTCGCCGGGACAAAGGTCGTCTCGGTGTGGATAGACTCCAATCCACCGCAAATAGCGGGTGCTGTGACAGGGAGATACGGCGGGGGTGGAGGCATTGGCACCTTTCCATCCAATTGGGTAACCTACAATGGTGTGATCGCAGCTTTACCATCGCTTACGTTAACTTCTGGCCCCGTGGCGGCGGTGCGTAAAGTGACTTCCACTGTTTCTGCTGTTGATGTGGATTTCCTCGGTGTATATGTGGACTTCCTTCCCGGCACACCGGGTGTATCCAGCGCCTATTTCCTTGACTAGGCTTTACTAAGAAGAAATATAGAATAATCCAAAATTTCAGTATTATTACTTAGCATTACTATAGCCAGTTATACGTGGTTACATATAGCTACTTATGGTTATATGTAGTTGTGACCGGTTAAGGGAGAATCATGGGTGTAAAGTTTTCGGTCCGTTTTTTGTCATATTTGAACTATCTAAAACACTTGTAGGGAGATAGTTCAAATGTTTGTGTATTTAATATTTAATCGAATAAGCCTTAAGCTATACATCGGTAAGACCACGACATCCAACCTGGGTTTGTATCTAAAAAAGAAAATTAGAGACGCTCAAAGGGGAACTTATCCCGGTAGGTCACACCTCTTTTCTGCAATGGAAAAGTACCCATCTACAGCTTGGGGGATAATCCCGCTTATCTCAAATCTTACCACTAACGAGGAGCTTTGTTATTGGGAAACGGTTTTAATTAAAGCATTTAATACCCGTTGCCCGGAAGTTGGATACAATATCTGTAAAGGTGGAGAAGGATGGACAGGAAGACATTCCGAAGAATCACGAAGAAGGATTGGAGAAGCCACTAGGAATAGACCCGGTCCGTGGCATAATAGGCCAATGTCCAAAGAACATAGAAGGAAGCTAGGAGCAACCCATAAAGGTCATCCCAGTGGGATGTTGAATAAACACCACTCCGAGGAATCCCGCAAAAAGATGAGCAATGCCAAAAAGGGTAAACCCAGCCCTTGGAGGGGGAAACACTTTTCTGCCGAATCCCGTAAAAAGTTAAGTATTTCCCTTAAGGGGAAACCATGGACAGAAAGGCGGCGCAAGGCGCAGGAGTTGAAAAGGAGAGCAAGTGAGACCACCAAACTTTAGCGTTTGTTTGATTGCAAGAAACGAAGCTCCGAACCTCTGGAGAATCCACAAATCACTCAAAGAATTTCAGAAACGTGACGGCGAGGTGGTCCTCGTGGACACTGAGTCTACTGACAACACTCCGGCTGTAGCTCGTGCTTTAGGCTTCACTGTTTTCGAGGTGGGGGAGAAGTTTATCTTCACCATCCCGGAGAACCTTGCCAAGGCCATCAACACTCAGTTTGTCGTACCGCCCGAAGCTCCCATTGTCGCCGCTGGCGATAAGCTCTTTGATTATGCCGCCGCCCGCAATTATTCCGCTACCATGGCGAGCAACGATGTGGTATCCATGCCGGACTGCGATGAGCAATATACCCATCTGGATATCGACGCCATTGAACGCACCATTGACCAAGGGTTCCAGCAGATGGAATTTCACTTCATCTTCTCCCACTATCCCAACGGTCAACCCGCTGTTCAGTTCCGGCAATGCAAGATGTACGACCGGCGTATCATGCACTGGCAGGGCATCGTCCATGAGGTTCTGGCGGGAAACGCCAAGCGCACCTACCTACCGCCCAACGTGCTTCTCTTGGAACACTTCCAAGCCCCGCAGTCACACCGCACCCGGTATCTCGCCGGGCTGTCTCTCGATTGCTACCTCAATCAGGACAACGACCGTAACAGCCACTACCTCGGACGAGAGCTTATCTGGAACGGTCATCCCCGGTCAGCCATCAAAGAACTCACTCGGCATGTCAACATGAACCGTTGGCAACAGGAGCGGGGGCAGTCCATGATTTTCATCGGGGACGCCCACATGCAACTGGGGGAGGATGACAAGGGCATCGAATCTTGGCACAAAGCCATCCAAATAGATGATACCCGGCGTGAGCCGTGGCTTCGTCTGGCGGATTACTACTGGAAGAAGAACAATCCGCAGCGGGTAGCCTGCTATTGTATGGCTGCTTTGGAAATCCCACCTAACGATTGCTATTGTAACGTGGGAGCGCATTACACGTATGAGCCGCATGAAAAACTTTACTGGGCGCTCTGGTGGCTGGGCGACCGGGAGAGGTCGAAAGAACACTGGAGGAAGGCGTTCGCCTACGACCCGACTAACCCCAAGTATCTTGCCGACAAGCAGTTCTACGAGCCGACTAAATATGATTATCAAATGCCCGGAGGAGGTCAAGCCGCAGACGGCGGGGGAATCCAAGGATGGATGACCCACGGCGAGCTTGAATGGTTGTACCATCAGGCGCAACGGGAAGAAATCCAAACCATCCTCGAATTGGGTAGCTGGAAAGGCCGGTCCACCCATGCTTTGCTTTCCGGCTTGAACGGCAAGGGCCTGCTTACCGCCGTAGATACATGGAAAGGCTCGGTTGACCCCCGTGACCAAACCAACGCCATGGCAAAGCAGGAGGATGTCCTCGGCGAGTTCAAGAAAAACGTCGGGGAGTTCAAGAACCTCGAAATCTGTCAGATGGAGAGCGCAGCGGCAGCGGAGAAGTTCCGGGCCGAGGGACGCACGTTTGACATGGTGTTTATCGACGCCGGTCACACTTATGAGGAAGTCAAGAGAGATATCGAACTCTGGCGTCCACTTGCCAAGGTCATTCTATCCGGGCATGATTATACTAATGTTTGGGAAACCGTTAGAAAAGCAGTCGATGAGCACTGTGGGCGGACCTACCATGCCGAGAGCATTTGGTATTTGCCCGTTGAACCATTTCCACAAATCAAAGGTACTTATTTCAAATCCCACGCTGAGATGCAGGAGAAGATTGAGAAAGGTGAGCCATTCTCCTATGTCAAGTGGAATGACGGGGAACAGCAGTGTATCGAAGGCGTAGAGGGGGCAACGTGTGACGGGCAGGCGTATAGTTTCGAGCTTAACTTAGCACTTAGGAAAGCTTACAACTTTCTCACCACTCTCCAGAACGTATACATTAGCAACTGGAAAGAGTGGTTAGATGATAACCTCAATGACGGCGGTATACTTCTGCATAGGGAGAAGCGAGACCTCCAGCCCCTACACGATTTCTACAAGGCCATAAAGGAGAGCGGAGTACAGAAGTTCCTCATCGCCCCGGCGAAATTGCAGGGCGCTGCCGACATGCTCAACGCTGAACTTATTGAGGTTCCCGAGCATGATGCATGGAGCAAGTATAAGGAAATCAAGGATGCCATGCTATCCAAGGTTCATACCCATGGCATCTTTCTGTTCAGTTGCGGGCTGATAAGCAAGGTGCTCATCGCTGATGCCCTCACGGCGGAGAAGGACATTTGCTGTCTCGATACCGGCAGCAGCTTTGACCCTATTTTCCTCGGACAAACCCGGACTCTACAGGCTCCGCAAAGAGAGCTTCTGGACCTGTATGCCGACCTGCTCCCCGAGCAAAAGCAGTATATTCCCAAGAGCATTTTCACCATCTGGTTGTCAGAGAAAGAAGGCTTGCCGCCGCTCGTGGAGAAGTGTGTCAAGAGCCAGCAGATTCCCGGCTACGAACACAAGGTCTTGGGCCTAACCGATTGCCCCAAGGGTATCCCCTATCTGGATGCCGCACTAGCTGCCAAGAAGTGGGTCAAAGCAGCGGACTACCTGCGCATTTGGTGGTTGAAGGAGTACGGCGGCATCTATGTCGATTCTGACATGGAAATCCTGCCGGACAGGAACTTCAACCGTTTGCTTGGCAACTCGTTTTTCGTCTGCCGGGAAGACAACGGTTTTATCGCCAATAGTCTCATCGGGGCGAAGAGGGGTCATCCCATCCTTGCGGAACATCTCGCCGAAGTGGGGGCCAAGTTCAAGGGTGATGATGACTACATTTTCCAAGCAGCACAGGAAATCCTCACCCCGAGGATAAGCAGTGCAGCACCCTCAGACCTGACAGTCAAAACTCTTCCCGCTCATGTCTTCTGTCCCTATAACCACCAAAATGGGGAGATTGATGTACGGGATGACACCGTGGCTTTCCACCACTTTGCCAAAGCGTGGATTAAGGAAGACTACACTCGGGACTTCCTTCCCCGTGTCGCCGTCCTAATACCCTCGCTGGGACGCCCGGAGGGCCTCCAGAAGTGTTTGGAGTCCGTAGACCACCTCTACTACCCCAAGCACTTGATTAAGGCATTCGTGGACGAAGGCGAGGGCACGGTAAGCCAGAAGGTCAACCGGCTCGCCGCCGCCAACCCGGACTTTGACGCTTACGTGTATGCGGCCAATGATATGGAGTTCGACCCGTGGTGTGTGTACCGGGCAGTCAAAGAAGGTCAGGGCAACCCACCCAAGGCTCACCCCTTCGAGACCCCGCCGCATTATCCCTTCGTCAAGGGATTGGTATCCTTCAACGCCGGACCGGTGTACCCGGATGAGGGGAACATCTGCGAACATTTCCTCATCAGCCGGGACTTGTACTTGAAGCTGGGGGAAATTTTCTCCGAGAAGTTTCACCACGTTGGCGTGGATAACCTTCTGTGGGTAAAGGCCAAGAAGCTTGGTCAGGTACTTCACTCTGAAACGGCAAAGATAACCCACCACCATTTCAGCAAGACTCACGTGATGGATGCTATCTACGAGAAGGGTTGGTCACAGGTGGATTCCGACCGGGCTATCCTCGCTCAAGAACTCAAAAAATTGGAAGAAACTCCCACTGCAACGTAAAACCTGCCTATAGCCCTCTTAATTGAGGGCTAAGGCATGGCACTTGTCTGTGTATTCAATCCGGTTTCCAAACTCATCGACTCTGTAGAGGGACTCGTCGTCACCTTCGTAGGGACGTGGAGTATCAATGCCGTCTATCTTGGGGGCAATGTTGCCAGTTACGGCGGCTCCCTCTGGATATCCCTCCTTGACAACAACTCAGGAAATCAGCCCGACATTTCTCCCACATGGTGGGCGCAGTATGCCTCCTCCGGTGCCACGGGACCAACAGGACCCGGAAATTTTACAGGCTATACCGGACCTACCGGACCCAGCGGATACACAGGTTATACCGGCCCCGGTAATTTCACGGGTTACTCAGGGTACACGGGACCAAGCGGTTATACTGGACCCAGTGGATATACAGGCTACACTGGTCCCGGAAATTTTACTGGTTACTCTGGGTACACGGGATTTTCTGGTCCCACCGGTTACTCAGGATTCACCGGGTACACCGGCCCCGGTAATTTCACGGGTTATACCGGACCCATAGGTCCCTCTGGTTACACCGGTTACTCTGGCTACACCGGCCCGACCGGGCCGGGTAATTTCACGGGTTTCTCAGGATATACAGGATACACCGGTTATACCGGAGAAGCGGGAACGGCGGCGGCTACCGGAGCTACAGGTTACAGCGGGTATTCCGGCTACACCGGCCCCACGGGGCCGACTGGACCGGGCAATTTTACCGGTTACACCGGATACACTGGACCCAGCCACACAGGCTACACTGGTTACACAGGACCCACGGGTTCCACCGGGGCTACAGGTTACACAGGTTTTACAGGACCCGGTTCCTTTACAGGTTACACAGGTCCAACCGGCTATTTGGGCTACACTGGACCTTCCGGTTACTCGGGTTACACGGGATATACAGGGCCAGTCGGTCCTGTTGCTTATGGTGAGATGAGCATTCAAACGAATGCCACTGCCACAACCCTCACCACGCAAAACACTTGGTATCAAGTAGTCAACTGGACATTAGGCAGTCTTTTCCAGAACATGACGGGAAATACCTCGTCCCCCGCTACACTGACCTGCACCACCGGTCTAGCAGCCTTAACTTGCAGGGTACATTTTACCGGCAGCGTAACCGTCTCCGCTGGTTCTCAGACTTATCAACTGTCTGTATACAAAAATGGTTCTCAGTTGGTTGACCAGACAGTTAACATTACCTCCAACGGTGGTGGTGCCCCTGCTCTGACTTACCCCGTCTCCTTGTCGGGACTCGATACTATGGCGAACAACGATACGTTTGCTATCTTTGCTCGTTGCACCACGTCCAACGCCGTTTCTCTAACCGTCACTCAAGCCAACTTTAACATCGCTACCACTGGTATTGGACCGAGTGGACCTACAGGCTACAGCGGTTACACCGGCTATACTGGTCCGGGTAATTTCACGGGTTATACTGGTTACACAGGTCCTAATATCACTGGTCCAACCGGACCCACAGGCCCCGGAAATTTCACGGGTTATACCGGAGCCACGGGTTACTCAGGACCAACTGGTTACTCAGGATACACTGGACCCACGGGTTATACCGGCTACACAGGTTACACGGGACCGCAGGGAGCTTCTGCTTATGGCGAAATGACCATCGCCAATGAGACTGTGGTTCTTACCAATCAGGGAACATGGTATCAGCTAATCAACTGGACTACTGGACAGCTTTCCAACATGACTGGGAATACCAGCGGTACTCAAACTTTGACCTGTACCACGGGTCTGCCCGCTATCGGTTGCAATACTATCTTCACCGGCTCATTAACCATAAGTACTGCCAATCAGGTCTATCAACTGGCGGTGTTTAAGAATGGCTCTATCCTCACCGAGCACGAGATTGATGTTCTCGAAGATAGCACCACGGAACAGGTAGCCCTTGCCATCTCCGGTATCGACAGCATGGCAGATGGAGACTACTTTGCTATCTTTGCTCGCTGTACTACCATTGGCTCCGTTACTCTTACGATTAACCAAG